TCTTTCATCTTCTGAAACTGCAGGTGGGCCACCGCTAAATAAACACATAATAAAACTCCTTCTAGTTTTTCACTACACCCTGCATAAATGCAGATCAACGCACAAAACTACATCCTCGACCACAGACCTTGACGGCGTGGCTTTGGCTTACGACTGAACACATCAAACTCTCTGGTTGCTTGGAATGGTTTGGATTGCATTGAAAGGTTAGACATGATCTGTCTACCTTCACCTGCGCCTAACATTAGATACTGCAGCGCGTCATGCACATGAGAGAAATGGTTCTTATCTGGCTTGTCAGCATAACGCTCACCAGATACCTGCATACGTTTATACTGATACCCGCCTTCAAAGCCTTTGATCAGCGTGCGGCAGCGGGGATCAATCAAGAAGCCTGACAGCCCTTCGATCATCCTACCTAACGGCGCAGACACAGACTCCAAGCGCAGTGACACATCATTCGATGGTGCTGGCCTTGCGTACAACCCGCCGCCCCTCAAGATCTGAAACGGCGTAGACTCATCAGTCTGTGCGCGGAAGTCACCAGCCGGATCACCAAAGATGATAACTTCATTGCCTGCATAGCGTGTAGCAATCTCATGCCGCAGCACTTCGGTAAACCTAACAATACCCATGTCAAACGCTACCAGTTCCTGCAGCACCAGCCACCTGCCTCTAATCTTTTGTCCAATAGCAGCAGCAGGCGTTAATCCAAAGTCAACACCGATATGCACAGGCACGCCAGCAGCCACAGGTATTTCTTCTTTGGCTATGTGAATATCAGGGGCAAACATCGCATAGACAGGCTTGCCGTCTTTTATGCTGCCGAGTTTGTTCATCACATACACATCGATCCAGCTTTTGGTTTTGCCCTGCACGATGTTGGGATAATAGTCTTTCCGCATGTTGGCGCAGTTCTCTGCGAGATCGTTTGGAACGTAAGCGTCTACTTCGCCTTCTTCGTTCTTCTTTTCGACCATTCCTGCGGGCTGCGTAAAGAACTCCCAGTTCTCTGGCTTGACAAGCATTCTTGCTTCTTCGCGTCCAATATGATCTGGAATAGGAACCTCGCCCGACATTATAGGCCACCAATGATCTTCCTCCGGCGCGTTGGTGTCACAGATAACACCTGTCCATGTGCAGCCGCCATCCTTCATAGAAGGGAAGCGACCAACACGCATGGTGCAGGCATCGATGATAGACTTTGGAATTTCGCGTGCTTCGTTGACCCAGATGCCGGTCAACTCCAATGACAATAGTTTCTTGACATCTTCTGGCCTATCTAATGCTAAGAACAGAACCTCAAGATCTAAATCATTGACTTTGATGTGGTGTGTATACGGTACAACCCAAGAGAACTTGCCCCACTGTTCTTCTGGAAACCAGTCAAGCCAAGTCTTAATCGTTGTGGTTTTAAGCTGCGGGTTGGTGTTACGGATAACAGCCCAGCGGCTGCGCCTGACACCATCTGCATTAGGATCTTGCTGCAGTGCGCGGCGAAAGACTTCAACGCAGCAACCAACAGACTTGCCTGATCCAACAGGGCCACGCAAGCCACGAAAGAATACATCAGACTTCATAAAAGCCTTCAGCACCTCACCGTCGGGTTTGTATTTAAATTTGGTCAACCTTTAGATCCTTGCCGCGCTTGATCATCTGAGCAACAACCTCTGGTGCAATCACAGAGATAATCTTGTCAGCCTCGTAGTCGGTCTGGAATTCATTCGGATGGTGGTGCATGTGTACCTTGCGTACTACACGGCGCAGGATATCACGCTCCTCTTTCTTGAGGGTGTGAAGAAAGCTCATTTCTTTTTGAAGCCTTTTTTCATTGCAGCATAAGACTTAGCCGACACAGTGCTGTTTGCTTTTGAACGTGATGTGCCAGCTTTCTTGCGTGCATTGATGTTGTCGTAGAGACCTTTTTTCTTTGTCATGCTTTCAACTTTACTCTTTTGTTTGCAGGCTTCTTTGCCGTGAAGGCTTCATTGATCTCAGGTGTTGCAGGATCGTCAGCTTTAAAAGAACCGCGATCATCACGCGCACGCTCGATCTGGTGATCCTCAATAGGCCAGCAACGAACACTATCTTCTGTTAATGTTGCACCTGTCTTGAGCCTGCCGTCTGGCAATGCGGATACTGGCCCCTCATAGATCGAGCCATCGCCTAGCTTATACTTCATGCCTTACCCTTCTTTGCTTTGTTGCGCTTGCTAATTGCTTTGCCTTTGCTTACAGCGTCAGACTTTGAGGATGCACCCCATGCAATCAATGATTTCAGTAATCTTGTGGGTCTGCCCTTGCTGTCACGCTCCGGCCCCTTTGCTGCGCCCATGCGCTGCAGGAAGCTGGCGCGGCGAGGGTTGTCGCCTTTCTTGACTGGTGCTTTGAGTGTGCCGCCTTTGTAAGAGGCGCGACCTTTGGCGTTGAGTCCACCTTTGGGGTTCTGACCTTCTTTGCGTGTCCATGCTGGTGTCTTTGCCATTAGTTGCTAGAACTTTTGTAGGGGTTTACGGAATCCAACATTGACGGAACCTCTGTGCCATGCATTATTTCCGCTTCAAATTTACTCAATCCACTGGATAAAACATTCCCTGTAGAAGCAATTCCCAATGCTTCATCAGGTGAAATAACACCAGCATTTTGCAACCCGCCAATATATTTTGTGTCAAGCTGACCAGCATTAGCCTCAGAGATAAACATGCTTGTGAATGTATCCCATATCTCTTTGCGCTTGTTTGTCATCGGGCCGCGCAGCACCATATCCTGCGCACCCTGAGGTGGATCATCATCATAGTCTACATCAATGACCATCGGCTGTTCTGGTATGCGAATGTTTACATTGAGGTTGTCATCTTGGTCATCACCCATGAGGCGTTCAGCAGCAAACCGCGCACCAAAGTACATTTTCTTGTCAGGCATATCCTGCATGGCTTGCATGTAATCAGACGGAGTTTGAACTTCTTCAAACTCTTTCCAATTACCAACAGTAGGAAAATTATACTTGTCTATAACAACAGGTCGGCCATCTATTTTGACAACACCAAATGTGCCAAGAGACATCTTCACATCTTCTTCAAACGAACCAACATTAAAGTTGCTGCCACGAAAAATGTTATCGAGGTTAAACCGTTTGTTAATCGTATCGTAATCAATGCGACCAACAGGGCCATCAGGCATATTGTCAATATCCGGAAACACTGAATTAACCAGCAAGCGCAATGCCTCAACCGTTTCGCCATTAACAGAACGCTCGTTGATCTCACGCTCTAGCGGGTTCATAAATGGAGGCAACAAAGCATTGAACACGCCACGCAGATAAAAGTTCTGGTGCATGGGTAGGTCTTTAAGAATATCGTCAAAGGTTGGCGTAATACCCGCCTCACCTGCGATCATTGATCCTGTGCTTGCCATGCTGACAATATGTGCCGCATCTGGCTATTGCATCAACGCACAAAATCAAACAAACAACTAAAACCCCAACCATTGTCCATATGCAAATGATCGGCATGTAATGCGTCATGGTCAGGCGTTAATACAGTGTTAAACACTTTGCAGCCTTCTTTATACGCAGCACGCCATTGCTTGCTTATAGGCACGCCATCAATATGCGTTACATCTATAGCTGCACCATAACTGTGCTGGCTGCGAAAGAAACTATTGCGCTGCTTGCGGCAGTTATACCCACCCACATGACGAACCTTTTGGGCTGAAATATTTTTTGCCCAAGTGCCAGCATCTTTTGCTGTTGAACAGGATAGCAATATAGATGGTTCAAAAACTGTCGTGTCGGTTGCGTATAACCTTACCGGCTCATCAATACTGCAAACACCGCTAGGAGATTGCGCAGCTTCTACACGCCAACCATTATCCTTGAGGTCATCAAGGCAAGAAGCTGAAGCAGCAAACGGAATCAAAGCCAAAGCAAGTATTAAACGCATGAGAGAATTATACAATGCGGCTGTAACGCTGCACAAGTGCTACAAAGCCTTTTGGCAAATTTCCTCAGTGATAGGCGGGGTCGAGGCGGCACACACCGTTTTTTGGACCCCCCCTCAACGCAAGCAAGTAATCGCGTAATGCTTCTGCTGCGCAATGCGGACGCGATCTAGGATCGCATGGCATTGCAACTATATAGGTGTGCGGCGAAGCTGCACGCAATTACGATGCTAGCTTAGGTCTATCTGCACAGAGATGTCGCCAGCGTGAAGGTGCATGTGTCGCTCAGGGGCTTTGAAGCCAGCCCTGTCCAATATGTCTTTGCTCGCTTCGAGTTGCACATACTCACTCTTAGCCCCTTGAGCGAGGCGCACCAAGCGCGCCGCGGCGGTCGTAGCGTTCAAGCCAAGCGTTTCCGCAACACGCTGCATCATGTACGACTGCACGTGTGGCAGCCGCAAAGTCTTGCTGGCTGTCACTCTGCCACTCTCACCGGCAGCATATCCGGCTTCATGCGCGGCTTCCTTGATGCTACAGCCCGATGCTACAAGTGTATCGACCAGCCGCGCCTGTCGCTCCGTCACAGCTAATGCCTTTGTCTGTTCGCTTGGCATCTCATCTCAACCTTTCCGTTTAAACAACCCCCCCTGTGTCCCCCCCTTTATCGCTCTCAGCCAAGCAGCCTGTCAACGCACATTACGCAAGATTTGAGCGCACAAGACCTCACAGCTTAGAGCATTGAAACTCAGGCAATGGCCTCGCAATCTGCGTCTCCATGATTAGCTTTCTTGTCATTCCAACCTGATCCTGCAGATCTGGGAGGAACACCCCCTCGGATGATCCGTCTACTGCACTGCATCGTTAGGGGGTGGGCGCATAGCGTGACCGGACGCCCGCTGTAATGCGGGCTAGGCTCCGGTCGCTTATATGCTGTGCGCCCTTCAATCCCCTGCCCGCACCACCTCCGCTGCGCGGAGCCGTGTTGGGGTTGACCCCACGAAGCAGCACAGTCGCCTGACCATTCTTACCGAGGGGGTTTGTCCTCTCCAGCTCTACAGGAGGTTCTCATGAGCAAGAAAACTAATCACTTCACCGCAGCTTACAAGGCAGCATTCCCTGAGTTTCAAAACTCTAAGGGTCACATTTATCTCACTCAAAATCTTTTGCGTAAAGTTATTGAGCAGGCTACTTGGCTAATCACTCAAAAGGAGAAGGACTCAGCGCAGCTTGTTGAAGACGGCAAGGTTATCGCTGGGGCTGACCAAGCACCAGACTCAGGCACATTAGCTATCTGCGCGAAGTACGGCGCGGTGCGTGGCGCGATGCACTATGATGACATCGCACTGGATCGCATCGACGAAAGACTCTCGAACATTGAAGTCGAGATCGAAATGCTGCAGCAGTTCGTGGAGCAGAGCAAGACAGCCTATCAAGACTGTACCGGCGATGCCTACCAAGAACGTGCAGCCTCACCGAAGTCAGCGATTTCGGAAAAGCGCAAGGCTGAACTACGAGCCAAGTACGCGGCGTAACTTGCCGCACCCCGCCCTTCGGGGCGGGGCATTCATTCTCTCCCTTAGACTGGGGCTGTCTTCTGGCAGCCCCTTTTTTTATGCTATCATCGAGCGTTTGTTCGCTCGATCACTTGCACGTTGATAGGGGGCAAGCCTCCCCAAATCATGTCTTTCCGCAACCAGCTTCATGGAGGATTCATCAATGAAAGCTATTTTAGTAGATCCGTTTACCCAACTCGTTACCGCTACCAATTACAACGGTGACTTCACTACAATCATGTCACACATCGGCACTGGCCGAGCGTTTGATGTCGTCCGTCTGTACCACACAGATGATTACGATTACGTTGACGATCATGTCTACATCAATGACGAAGGATTGTATGTTGACGATCAATACTTCTGGATGCACGCCAACTATCCCATGCCACTGGCTGGGCGTGGCCTTATCCTTGGCGGCACACCTGATGGTGACAGCACAGATGTCAGCACCAAAATGGCTACCGTGATGGAAGACATCCGCATGATCGGCAATCGTTTCCAACTGCAGATGATGTTGCAATTCTCAAAGGCTTACGACATGCCATCACCTGATGGCTACCTCGAAGACTATCGGCCATTCGTATGGAAGCATCACGACTCACCGTTAATCACACGCGAAGTTATTTAATTCTTTGCAGTAATGCATTAATGCAGTAGTATTACTTATGAAAGGTAGAGCATTCAATGGAAAGCTTGCATAAACACAACATCCAACCTGCATTAACACAGGATTATAACTGCGACAAATGTCAAGACAAAGGCTTTGTATATGTGCGCAGTTGGGATTCACCAGCAACCTTTGGCGGCTTCGGCATGGTCGATGTTGTGCCAGAGGATTGCGATCACTGCCAGCCTGAACCTGATGATGGGCAGCCATCATGGGAACAGGAATGGCAAGACTTCGGTGAAGTCTATGACGATGAGCCATCATACATATAGGAGGTTAATATGGCTAACAAAGCACCACGTTTTACGCGTCAACACTTCGAGTTCATTGCTGATGTCTTCGGCCCACTCATGACGCATCCCACACAGGCATGCGATCTAGCCGAAAAGCTAGAGCCAACCAATCCAAACTTTAATCGTGATCGCTTCGAGGCACGCGCTGTATTAGCATGGGAAGAAGTCCATGCTGAGAGCATCGAAGATGCCCTCGATCAAGAGCAGGCAATGCTAGACAAGGAGATCAGATATGCCACAGCGATTTGATGACATCTTCACTCAGACACACGCTGGTGACGGCGTGAATGTCTTTGAGTTCGATAGCCGCACTGCACCAAGCCATCCTGACAAGATGACTTGGGCGCAGGCTTGCGCAACCATTGGCCCAATCGTATCGCAGTACGCTCGTCACAAAGATAATGACAGCGACAAGATACATGAAGCTTGGGCTACAATACTTAGAGGTGTGTGAT